ATTTTTTTTTATGCCTGCATACGCACTCATATCCCTAGCTGTTTTTGGATGTATAGTATCAACCATCCTTACCAACTTCCCACGTTCCACATCCACATAGTCACTCACATACTGTTGACCGTCAATTGCGACGTTACCGCCTGACTCTACTGGAATAGCATTGAGGGTGTATGGGAGGGTGACGGTCTGTTCGTGGTAGGGTTCGAATGGTGTTGCAACAGAACCTTTTTCAAGCTGAATATTAGTAACTATAACATCACCTGAAGCAACTGCATCAAATGTAGCAAAGAATGAAACATAATACATTTGATCCGTTAAGGTGAAACCAATTTTATATGTCCCGCTTTCAGTTATATTTGAACTATCAGCTATAATTGTATTTGCACGATTTCTTATAGTAAGTCTTGAAACTCCTTTGACAATTAATAAATTTGCAGATAATGTATATGTTTCACCTATTCTTAATTTAGAAAAATCCAAATATGTCTTTGAAGAACAATAGACTACATCTTTCTTGGTGTATATTCTGAATCCATTTTCTACAAATTCAATTCCAGCTACGTCAGGACCATTTATTATTGTTTCTTTATAATTCAATAAATTCTTTCCACACACCTTCACCGTTGGATTCACCACGCTCTTAATCTCCTGCGGATAGTCAGGGTTCGGGCTTGTGATGCCGCCGGTGTATGGTTCGAAATCTGCATAAGTAGCTGTTGTATCTTTTGTAAGCATTGGCTTAAATATTAGATTATTTACTGTTGCGCCACTTTTAACTATAATTGCTATGTTACTTTCAGATTCTTTAAAACTGCCAATTGATATTCCAGAACCATACTCATCTAAGATTTCTGGATTTCCACCTTTTCTGTATGATCGGAGAAAATACTTTTGTGCTGAACCACCACTAGGACAACCAACCATTTTAAGGGAGCTTGCACTACCATATACATCTGCAAAATTATAATATACAACAAAAACTGCAATGCCTGTCGCTGTACCATTTACAGTATAAGTCCCATCACCGTTATTCGTACAAGTAACACCATTCTGTGTAGTAGTCTGTAACGTAGGATTCAGCAAATTTTTCCCACTATACTGTTTCTGCTCAGACTTCCCATACAGCATCATATCCTGAATCTTTCCATTGTCAGAATCGGCAAGATGGGATTCACCTTGCGAACTTGCGTAGAATTTAGTGATTTTGTTGGATATATCTTCCTTTAGCGAATCAATCTTTTTGTCGTTGCCTTTAAATTGTTCACGTACAGCTTCACCTGCACTAGGATAAGCAACCCCATCCGCGCCAACTCGAATATCAGCAAGTTCAGCGTCTGCCGTGGTTGAACCGTCAGGTAAATTTGATATATTATCAACTCTCTGTTTTAACTGTTTTCCATTGCTGTCAACCTCATTGATAGCCCCCAAAACAGTTTTGTCAGTAGTGTTTAAATTATCAAATCTTCTACCCATTATTTTATTTTCAATAAAACCCGACAACACCGACAAACCAAGACGTTTGTTTGCCTTGCCTGCGGTATCAAGAATCATCACCTCATCTTTGTCCGCAGGATTTGCTTTTATCGTATAATCTGTCCATTTTGGCATGGCTATTTCCTCCTTATGCTAAATATTTTTCCCTGATATATTTTTTAACTGCATCAAGATGAGCCTGTACATCGTCATTCATCACGAGAAAATTGCCTTTATTGTTCTGACTGACAACTTCTCCTGTTTCCTCGTTTACCTCAGAATAGGTGTAAGCAATGCGGCTTCCCTCTCCGGTGCTAAGATTCATAAAACTTGTTAAAATTTTTTTCATGATATTTTCCCCATTTCGTCAATAATTTTTTCCCTGTTATTAAGAAGTTCTTTTTCATAATCTGGTTCTGATACTTCAAGGCTTTCACTGTAGTCTGGTTCTGGCATGTCTGTGTCTATTGCCCTGTCGTAGGCTGTTTCGCTTGCGTCAGCAAAACGCATGTGTTCATAGTCAGCCTGCCGCGCTTTGATTTCAAATGCAAATTTAAGCCCCGGAGTACCTTTTACAGTGAAATATGTCTGCTCTTTTTTATCTACCCAACAATCTCCATCTCCTTCCTTTTGTAAAAACACATAATATTCAATCCTTACATTGGTAGATTCTTGGAATATATCATCTATGTCTATCAGGCATGTGCCGTCTTCCGATACGGATGCTTCTCCGATGTCTCCGAACATGGGGGACGCCATTTCATAACAATAAAATGCCTGCGTACCATAGTTTTTTGTTGGAAGGATTCTTTTCTTTGTTCCTCGGACACTTAAATCTGCAAGGTCTGTTCCCGTTCCGATGCTATGGAAATGGCCACTGGCTTCTATATGTGTACCTGCTGTAACTTTTTTTGATGCCGAAACGCTGTCTGCCGAAACGCTTTTATTAAACGAGGCTGAGCTTGCATGTACGGTTCCTGTATAAAGATTGATTCCTCTAATTCGCGTTCCATACAGTGTCCCGTACCCCGGCACATATATTCCTGTATTCGTCTCTGAATAGATCTCTCCAGCTGAAGCGTCTAGCGTTACTTCTCCATACGTGCCACTTGCTGAAAGCTTTCTATATCCAACTTCCCATCCAGCCAGATACCCGGTGTCAATATACGAGGCATTCAGATACACCTTGTTGTCATAAAGATATAATCCCTGTGTTTCCCCGTTGTTGGTTAATTTATTAAAGATTTCCAACTGCGTCATATCTGACGCGTCTTTGCCATCATCGCCTTTTTCTCCATATACACCGATAACATGTGGAGTAGTGTTCACACTCGTTCCGTCCGTGTATGTGGTTGTCTGATAATTCCACAAATATCTTTTAGATGATGTTGGTGTCTGCACGGATTCCGTCCAACCTGATGTGGATGTTGTCACACCTGATGAACTTGAAGAAGCAAGGTAATGTTGTGCAATTACAGATACGCCGTTTCCAGTATCGCCTTTTATCTTCGTCCAGCTGTAATTACTTGGATTTGTAGAATCATTCTCTTTAAAATCGGTATACTGCCCGATGTAAGTCTTACCTGCGCTATCAGACACTGAGAAACCTGTTTTTCCGTCAGAACTGGTCGCATAAGCAATATGGAGATAAGACGTTTGCCCGTTATCTCCATTTGTTCCAGGGATTCCTTGTGCCCCGTCCTTGCCTTCAAATCGACTCCATGTGTATTTGCCAGGGTCGTCGCTATCCGCTTCTGTATAGTCCACATAAGTGCCAATATAGGTACTTGGCGTTTCGCTCATCTGACTGGAAGAAGTCGGGTTCGCAACAGAACTATATTTGATATGAAAATAAGATGTCTTTCCGTCCTGACCGTCTTTTCCGCTTATTCCGTCTTTTCCATTTATTCCCTGAATACCCTGTAATCCCTGAATACCCTGTTTCTGTTTTGCAATTGTAAACTGTTTCTCAACAGAGAGGTTATTATAAGAAACTGACACGGTAATAATTCCTGTATCGGATGAAAGTGCCGTTACTGTATATGTTGCTCCTGATTTTGAACCCGTAACCCCGCTTCCGGCAGTAAACGTTATAGTTGCGCTGTTTGTAACATTCTCATCGCCATACAACGCCGCCACCGTCGTTTTACACTCAGGGAATGCCGTGTAATTGCCTTCCGCATCCGTTGGAATACCCTGATACTCATTCGATAATGTTACATTTAGAGTCTTATATTTCTTCGCTTCTTCCGTAGCCGCATCCGTGGCAATATCGGATACGCTCTTGCCCTGCAAAGAAAATTCGGTGGCAAGAATATGAACTTTCCCGTTATCATCAATGTATAAGGTCGTTTGGTTGTCCTTATCAATAACCTTAATCCCTTTTGCATTGATGAATTTACCCGCTAAAAGTCCTACAAGGATGTAATTTGCGTTAATATACAGCTTTCCATCCTGTATATAAATCCCCTGGTCTTCACCGCCGTTCGTCAACTTATTAAAAACTTCATTCTGCCCAAGGCTCGTGTCATACTCTTTGACTGCATTATCAATGTCGGTTTTGTCCGCATATTTGAAATCAATCCAGTCAGTGTCAGTAAACGCACCGTCCGCTCGGCTTCTGACTGCTGTTTTGATAGAAGCTTCACCATTTGCCTTTGATGTAACCCAGAAATCTCCCATGTTGTATGGTGGCTTGGGTTGTTCAAAATAGACTGCCGCTTTCCCGTCAATCTTATCAAACAGATAATCTGGTGCTTTCTGCTCGACCCATTCACTGCCATCCCACCGCCAGCGCGTGTTAGCGTTATTGGCGGTATTCTGCCAAAGGTCTCCTTTGTGGATGTATTTACCTTTTTCCCAGACAATTAAAATCTCATTTCCGCCTACGTCCAGAATGGAATTACCGTCAACATCTGTCCACGGAATCTCTTCTGTTTCTGTCCATTCAAGCGCCGGGTCTGTATCCTGACTCCAGGTCTGAATCTTACCGTCAAGTTGCTCTTGGAGACTTTCAATCGTATCCGCAAAAACACCCTTGATAAATTTTGTGATTGCAGAATCATCTGTATATTTAGATGCTCTCACCCAGTCATCGGCGTCATAGCTTGCACCCTCCGCCTTTGCTTTTTGACATTTGAGAATGTCCCCGGTCTTTCCCTGAACCCATAAATCGTCAATATCGTAAGGGGGCACTGGTTCCGTTCCAAATATTCTTTTCTTTGCATTTGCCGTACTTTGTGCCTGCGCCGCATCAGCCAGAGCTTTGACCACCGCAGTGTCTTTTACATAGTCCCATTTGTATTTACCATTAATCTTTGCATATCTGTAAGCCTGTCCACCATATTCTTCGTTGTTTACGATATAAAACAGGTCACCTAAGTGCTTTTCTTTAGTTGTATCATCCGTCCAAGTGGATGCCGGTTCGTTATTACCATCAGGAACATAGTCTCCAAAGAATGCTTCTATCTGTCCGTCAATCTGCTCCTGAAGAACCTTAATCTGTGGAGAATACACTTCTGTAATAAACTTCTCAACCTCGGCATTTGCCACGTTCTCTGGCGTTTTCCCTTTAATTCTAAGCTCTGTGGCATTAAGATTGACAGCCCCTGTCTCTGCATCAATGCGGAATGTAATGTTCCCGTCATTGTCTTTTGCCGTGAATCCTCTTGTATTGATCCAATCCGACTGTATACCGATAGCATACAGAATGTTCAGCACTGCATCGCCGTTGCTGTCAAATCCGGCTTTCCAAGTCTGCCCTCCGTCTACTGACAAGAAGAATCCATCAGCACTTGTCTTATAAATTACTTTAGAATCAGCAAGTGTAGGCTTATCATGCCGGTACGTAATTACGGAACCATCTTCTTGTACTTCCTCTGTATAGAAGAAACCCAGCGTGTTCGCTGCAAGTTCATTCATCTGTTTGAGCTTTACGTCATAGGCAGATAGTTTCTTTTCTATATCTTTTTTTGCTTGCTCTACCACTGCCTGCTGTCCACCAATAAACTCACTTACATCTTCTTCGGCGCTCTTTGCGCTACAGCTCCATGATGTTGAGCCACCGAACACAAATTCTACATTAGTTACAAATGATCTAAAAACACGATTCTTTGTATCAATAAATTCAACTGGATCGCCAAAAGTGGCGTATCCGTTGGCAATTCCGTCGCATGAGAAAGGACGCATTCGCAAACCGATTAATTGATTTCCAATAGCTTCGACTCCTGCCTGTGCATTGCCCGACAATAGCTGATTGTCAATAGTAATCACATAGCCGTCCTGACCTGACATATATTCGGTCTCATCTTCTACATATTTGACACCTGTTACAATAACATCGTCTACGTCATATTGTAGATTCTGAATTGAAAATAACGCGTGATAATCGTTATTGCTTAACGTACCACCATCAATCACAGTCCCCATTGTCCATGGATTAAGCGTGCCGCCATCCAGATCATCACCATTTGTCCAGTTCTTTACTGCTCCACCATCGTAAATAGTCGTATTGGTAAATGTCTTATCAAACGTAATAATCCTGAGTAAGCCATTTTCGTCGATTCTTGCATTTCCACCGGCTATCCCGGCACACATTCCGATTACTGTACGGTATGTCGCATTAGATGGCGCTTTCCGAATCTGAAAGTCCGCATTTGGAAACATTGCATCTCCAAGAGTGATTCCACATTGCTGACAGCATTCTGAGAGCAGCTCTTTGACTGTACAAGGAAAAGACAAATTAGAATCGTACGTCTTATCAGCATTGTGCATTTTATCTAAGAGAGAAAGACTTATTTCGCTCGCCGTTGCAGGCTTTTTCGACACAATGTAAGTACCTCTCTTTATAGCTTCTATCCTGTCGGATAACTGCACATTGAGAAAGATAACAAACCTTGCGGCGTTAAAATTATATCCGTCAAAGCGCCCGTCATCATTTACCAATGATAAACTTGCCGTTTTTTCTATTGCTACACCCACCGGGAAGTCCCCAGAGTCTGCTGAATCTACGAGACTATTTCCAGACAGATAAAAGTCTTTTTTGCCTAGCTTAAGAGTTGTACCATTTGACAATGTAACATTTGCTGTCACGTAATAATTTCTGTTTGTAAGAGATTCTTTCTTCAACTGAGTAGATACATTTATCAAATCGGCTCAATCCTCCTTACATTAATAGACAAATCCGTCCACTTTTCTTCCCCGTCTTTCAAAGTTTGCGCAGCCATATTAAAATTTGATGCGTAGAATGTTCTGTCTATCCATCTTCCCGGAACAGTTGGGTCTTTGTGGTGGAATGTAAATTGGCTCTTGTTAAGTACAGTATTTAGTATGGTTGCTATTTCAGCCCATGTAAGCTCGCCCCATTGCATGTCATACCCACCAATTGTTCCCATTGGTGTATTGTGCATAATCAAATCCTGACTTCTTTTAGAATCTTCCGTAGAAGTGGTTGCGAACACCGGCTTGTAGCTGTCCGGTGCTCTTATAACAACGTTGTCTATCTTGAATTGTTCCTGCGCCATATTCTTCTCCTTATGCTAACTCAAATGGGTTCTTCCCGTTCCGGTTTCTTCTCATTTCAGCTTCACTGATAATAATATCTAACAGTTTTCTGCCAGATGCATTAACTGTAACATTGTAGGTATTTCCGTCTCCCTGTCCCTTTCCTGATTCTTCCCGGACGATCTGACGTAACAGACTTTCCGGCGCTTCCAGGTTATTGCCTTTCTTCTGGTCACCTAATACCGCAAGGAATTCTGACCTTGGTGGAATAACTGCGCCACTGGCCAGATATGGGATAGTTCCGATACGTGGAAATGTTGCATGAAATCCAATAGTCTTTGAGCCAAACGGTGTTGGAACAGTCCAAGGGCCAAAAGAAAATGCAGATTCAATTCCACCAATTGCATTATTAATCATTCCAACTGCATTATTAACAATGCTGATTGCCTGATTAATCGGAGCTTTAATAAAATCCACAATGCCTTCAAACGCAGATCTGACTGCATCTCTGGCGGCATTAAACTTATTAGTGATAGCATTTTTTATCGCTTCTACTTTATTAGACACAAACGTAGCTACGTTTTCCCATGTTCGGGATGTCTTGTTCTTTACGCTGTCCCATACGCCTACAACTTTAGTTTTAATTGCATTAAACACTGTGCTGGCTGTGGATTTAAGAGAGTTCCAAAGGCCAGAAAGTGTCTTTTTGATTGCGTTCCAAGTAGTAGATGTTGATGTCTTGATAATATTCCAAACATTAACTATCTTTTCTTTTAAATTGCTTAATGTACGTGTTGCTGATTCTGACAATGCGCGAGTCTTTTCAACAACCCAGTCTTTTAATTTTGTTGCTGCCGCGCATATTTCATCCCAGTTTTTGTACAGCAAAACTCCGATTGCTATAGCAGCACCGACTGCGATCGCGAAAATCCCGCCAGTGCCGATTGCTGTCGCAATGGCCTTGATTCCACCCATGATCCCGCCAGTGCCAGTCATTAACGCGATAAGTCCTTTTGCGGCTGTAGCTATTCCAGATACACTTTTGATAACTCCCGATGCTAATTCTGCAATCTTTGCCGCTGCAAACGCTCCGATTAGAGCCGCGCCGAATGCTTCAACAATTGACTGATGATCAGCAAGAAACGTAGCTACTTTTGATACTAGATCAATCACTGTCGGAAGCCCTACTTCAATAACCCATTTCAGCATCGGGAGAACAATATTGTTATAGATCCATTCAAGCACATTCCCGATAGATTCCAGAATTGGTGCAAATGCACTTGTCAGATTACTGATAGATTCCAGTAGCGGATAGAAATTGAGGTTCGCCGCCCATGTTGCCGTATCTGCGGCAATCCTCTCAATGAACTGCATAACCACCACAAGAGCATCTGCGATGTTCTGTATAATCTGCGTTCCGACATTATTCTTGTTCCATGCGTCAGCAAAACCAGATGCAATGTTTCCTATTGTTATAAGGACATTCTGAGCAATCCGAAGCATGGTTTCCAGCATCGTTGTGCCAGTACCATTCGTCCAGACTTCCACAAGACTTTTGCCTACGCTCTTAGCGAGCTTTGCGATTCCAGACAAGGCTATCTGCGCCGCATCAATAGTGCTCTTACCCTCTTTTCTCCAAGCATCCTGAAATGGCTTCCAGAGCTTTTTAAGGAGCTTCGCGAGCTTTTCAGCTGATTTGCTAATTTTGTCAAGGACTGTCTCGCCTTCTGCAACCTTTCCGTAATCAACATTTTGCACAGCATCTTTCATCTGATCCGCAAGTCCGCCGGTTGCACCCGGTGCACCCGGTACTTTTGACGATGAATCTGCGCTTTTATCCGTTGAGTAATTATTTATTTCATCCAAAGGACTAAGATATCCTTTTGCCGCCTTAGTAGCTTTCTTGGTTGCGTCCGCTGTATCATTTGTTGCATCTGCCAGCTTTTCGGCATTGTCGGCAGCATTTCCATATTGATCTGCCGTATCAGCTATTGCATCTGTCCCGGCAAGGCCTGCACCGCTTGCACCTGTCTGACCAGAAGATTTTTTCCCGGTGATTAACTCCGTAAATGACTTGAAGGCATTCGCCAGAGTTGCCAGCTTACCTAATAAGATATTAATAACTTTCAGAACAGGCGTAAAAATATTAATCAATCCCTGTCCAACTGTTGCCTTGAGAGATTGTAGCTGTAACTGCATTACCCTGACCTGGTTTGCCCAGCTATCAGAAGTACGGATAAAGTCACCAGATGCAGCTGATAACTGCTTCTGTACAAAAGCCAGACGGAGGGCAACTTTCTCCTGTTCGGTCATGGCGGATGTGGTTTTTCCGTATCCATTAGCCAGTGCATACTGGTCAAGTGCCGACTGGCTCATTACCACGCCAAGATCCTTGAGCGTTTCCGTTTCGCCAGTAAACACTGATTTCAACTTGATATAAGCCAAGTCCTGACTGATGTTATAGAATGATGCCACATCACCAGTCAGCTGCGTCAGGGCCGTTGACATATCGTAAGCCTGTGCTTCGGAGAAACCGAACGACTTAGACATTGCTCCGAACGTACCGACATACCTTTTTGCCATTGTTTCAGATAATCCGGCTGAGGTCATGGCGTTCTTTGCAAATTCGTTTACCTTGTCAGACATAGTGGTAAATGTAACATCGACCACGTTCTGTACTTCTGCCAGATCAGAACCGAGTTCTACGCATTCCTTGCCGAACTGCGTCAACTTTCCAATAGCGAATATTCCGCCAATCAGCAAACCTACTTTTTTTACAACACTTCCAAGGCCGTTAAATGACTTTTTTATTGCAGACACGCCGTTTTGCACGCCTGATGTGTCCATTCTGGTATCAATAATGACTGAGCCATCAGCAGCCATGTGTCCACCTCCTAACTATTTGAGGTCCAACATCTCATTCAGCTTATCTTTATAAGCTTGCTCTTCATCGCTGAGACGTGTTTTTATGTCAATAATATTCTTATTTTCCTGATAGAATTTCTTTTCCCATTTATCCAGGCGTTCGCCTTTTGCCTTTTTTGACCGGATTCCAACAACTGTATTGAACAGGCACTCACCGGATTCCATGAAATATCCGAAGAATGTCCACCAGTGCATATAAGGCACTGCTCTGATTTCTTTACCGGCAACCTTGTTTACAGCTGGAACAATCATATCTCCATCCTGTTCCCAGTCCATCAAACGAGGTTTCGGCTTATTCGGACTATCGTCAGCTTGACCACAGTCAATAAACTCGCAGGCTTTCTGACAAGCTTCTGTAAGATGTTCCGGGGGTATACTTTGCCAGTCCTCAAACAGAATCTGTAGCATAACAACTGCTTTTGCCTGCTCGCCCAGTTCTGGGTCATTCATGGCGACTAGAATATCAATAATTACTCGAAAATCCGTTCTGATAGAAAAATCCACCCCACTGATTTTTAGTGAGGTGGGGAGCTCATAGGCGGTCATTTTGCATACTTCTCCGTATACTTATTGACCACTTCCTGCATTTTTTTCTTTCTTTTTTCAATTTCTGGAGTAAGTGCTTCATTGATTTTGTCCAGAACGATATAGGCAAACACCTGACCATTTCCAAAAACAGTTGTTGCGGTAATTGGCTCTCTGAATAAATCTTTAGATGCTTCGTATCCGAGCATATAATTGATTTTGTCCTCAATCTGCTTATTAATCTCCGCCATCTCTTTGCTAGAAGAGACATTTTTAACAGATTCCTGAGCCTGCTCAAAGAAAGTTTCCAATTCTTCCGCTCTTGCCGCAACGTTAATGTCAGTGGGGTTCAGTTTAAATGAAGAGAATACTTCACCCTGTTTGTTTGTGAATGTGAAAAGAAGAAATCCATCATCAATGTTTGTGTTAATTGTTTTTGCCATTTTCTATGCCCTCCTAAAAATTATTCGCTGTCAGCTGTGAACGTACCGGAACTGATATCAAATTTTCCTTTGACACGTTCACCAACATAGTTCACAGTAAATGGAATCTGATATCCAGATGTATCACCGCCGTAGGATGTCGGCACAACGTAGCAGTCCTGCTGATACGCCTCATACTTGCCTGCTGTGGCTTCTGTCCAGAGATGAACCTCAACTGCTTTTGTTTTGAGATTATCGTCTTTGAGGCGTCCATCTACGATTTTCTGTAACGCTGTGAACAGATCGGATGTGGTGTCTGCATAGAACGGATCAGCGTCAGAAGAAACTTCGTAGCCGTTATGTTTGAATGTGGATTCTCCAAGAATGTTTTTAGATGTTTCAGTGTCTGGATTGAGCTCTACATTGTACTCTTCCAGATCTTTTCCAAGACGCTCATACTTCGACGTCAGCCCTCCACAGAGGGAACCTGCGTCAATGTAATGAGCCATATATTTACGGTCAATTTTACCTGTAACTGCCATAGAAATGTCCTTTCTGCCTATAACTTTTAAAAGGCTGTGTAGGTTAGCGACTATCTCTAATTGATAGCCGGTTGTTACTTGTTATATTACTTCATAAGCATTTTCGTAGCGTACCGACAATGGCAATAACCAATCCTGTACGCCACTCTCCTGTGGCTCTAAACCATAGGAGTTGTCACGGGTGATGCGTTTTATCACTCGCCCCTGTGAAAGTTCAGGAAACGCATTTAAACGTGTCTCAGAGCCGTTTATGACAACTGGTTCTCGACATATCCATTTACCGAGATTATCTAGGAACTTCTGAACGGATAGCTTCTGCCGTTCTTTGTCAGATGCTGTTCGGTACACTACATAAAATGGGTACTGACAAATTTGGTGCATTATTCCGCAAACATCTTCTTTTTCTGAATAGACCAACGCCCCGTTGTCTGCTGAGAATGCAATTCCTGATTCCTTGCCGAGTTCCTCAAATTTGATTGTTTCATTTTCGTATAGCCCCGGATACTGATTCAGAAGTGCTTTCATGGCATCTGTTAGAATTTCATATCCGGTTGCATCTTTTCCGATAGGTTTATCCGCCATGTCTGCCACCTCCCGCCTGTGCTTTTACTTTACGAATCCATGTGCTACCATATTGTCGTTTAGCAACATCGAACCACTTTGCCTGCGCCCGTGGGTGCGCCTGTTTTGTGTATTCAAGATTTTCCTTTGCGGCTGTCTGGCCAGAGAACTGACTAACAAGGACTTTCTTTGCTCCACGTCTTGCGTAGGGACTTCCAGTTGCTTCGTCGACCATTCCTTTTCCTTCGTACAGAAAACGCCCATAAGGGGCCGCCGCCGCACATACTTTCCCGGTTCCTTGCAAGGATGTACTCTCAACTCTTGTTCGGTTAATGAAGTCCCCGGTAATCATCGGCATAAACGGAACCATGCTGTCCATAACCATTCCATCAAGGAGATATTGAGCTTCTTGGTACTGTCTGGAGAATCTATCCATATTCAGCTTTATTTTCATATCTCCATCGACTATGGAGAATCCTTTAAAATGATGAATCTTACTCATATTACTTACCCAGAATCTCAAAATGTGGAATCAGTGCATATGGACCGCCTACACTGGTAATCTTAAACACGTTATCCTTGTTCTCGTTCATGTACTGGTAGAATCCATTCCGATAATCACTGTCAATTACCGTTCCACCAGTCCACTCACCCTCCCAGAAGAATGATTCATCCGAGAATGTGATAGTGTCTTCCAGAGCGTTGTTAATCTGCCTTTTCCACTCCTTAGGTGGTACCCACGGAAGAATCTTGCCGTCTTTATCAGTAATTGTTATATCGCCATTCTGGACAGTGTATCGAACGTGTAACTGTGCGTTGTCAGTTGCGTCTGGTCCGTACTTTTTAAGGATTGCTCCCTTGTCTGTAATGAGGTCGACGCCGGATAAAACATGAGGATACCAGTACGCATCTCCTGTCATGGCACTTTCGTAATAGTTGAAAAGTGTAATTTTAGATGAATACATGATACCCTCTCCTTAATTATTCTTTCTGCACTGTCTGCTTAATAACCTGATTCACACCAGTAGCCGACAATCCGTTAAACATACCGACCGCAACTGCTGTGATATAATCCGTTGCCGGGAAATCCGGTATAACTCCCATTCCGACAGCTCCGAGAATTCCGCCAATAACCGCCATGATAACTGGAATCCATTCATCGGAGATTCTTTTTGATGCTTTGCAGCCCATTCCTACGATGTAGCAGATCATAACGATTGCTATACATGAGCCAAGTGTTGAAATGTCCATAATCATACCTCCAAATCAACTTTTTCCATAACTGCCCTTGCTTCCAGAACAGCAATATAATCTGTCATTGCTCTTACCTGCATATTGTAAGTGCTTCTCGGACAAGTAGGAGTAAATGGGAGTTCTCCTTTGTCCCACTTTTCAAGCATATTCGCAAGTTTCTTATATCGAATAACCACCTGCATATATTCTGCCTTAAAGCGTTCCTTGTAATCTACACTATTCATCATTTCAACGGTCTGTTTTAATTCCATCATTTCTATCACACTCCTGCATATAATACTGGTATTCCATCATCCGTCCTTACTCCCATCAGAAGTGGTAACGCTGTCTTTAAGAGTAAGTCGTTCGTTTTCTGTACATCTCCGGCGGCGACATACACTGCGCTCCATTCTTTTGCACTCGCCCCAATCTGTTGAGGTGTTGCGTAAGAGATGGATTCACTGCCAGAAGATACAGATGTTACAATGCCTGTTGAGATGTTCCCGACATTTATGTCGGTTACATTTGCCGATGCCTGATTGATAGCATTCTTTTCAGCAAGCTCAATCTGATACATTAATTCAGCCAATGAACAGACCGCCTTTTTGATGCGCTTCTGTGAGCGTTCATTTTCTGGCAGTCCATCCACCAGTCTGTCAAACGTCATTGCGTCTATAAAATCACTAGCTTTTTCTGCCAGTCGTGGGAAGTCGGTTTCTGGCACGACATTGCCGAATGATTCTGTATAGAATTTATAATCTGCATAAGCCATGCCAGTTACCTCCCACGTTTATCATTTTGCTGTTACACTTGCACTTCCGGCATTCAGTGCTTTGTATGTTCCATCACATTCAACTACTGTGATCTTCTGTCCAGTTGCCGCTGTGATGTCAGCTTTTCCGTCCCAAGAAGTCCAGTTTCTGAGGTTCTGTCCATATCCAACAGTTACTGCATCTGCTGCAACTTTATATTTATATACATTCCCAGCATTTTCCTTAGCCGGATTTACAGTGATTTTTGTATCACCAGTTGCTGTTCCTTCCGCAGATGTTACTACCAGAGTGCCAAGTGTTGGTGTCTCATCAATGGTGATTACTGCGATTGCGTCAATGTATTCTGCAAAAAGAGTCAGACCCATAACCGCGAATGCTTCGGACACTGCTGTGTGGTAGTTGCCCTGCGTGTGGAATCCGATCAGGTTTGTCTCACCAGATACAGTGTATACAAGTCCCGCTCTTGCGAAGTCAGACTCATTCGGGTCTACATAATACAGAACAATGTTCTCAACAGGAGTAGCAATAACCTGTCCTCTTGGAATCTCGCTGTCAGATAACAGGAAGATAGTATTGAAGCCCATGAAATCTTTCATATACTGGAAGCCAAACTGGTTCTGAATAGTAATCTCAGCTGCTCCAAGGTATTCATATACGTCAAGAATATTCACAAATCCAACAACACCAGTCACATTTCTGTGCATCTGTTTGAATTTGTTCTCAACACGGCCTTTAGCCATTGCCAGAGCCATCTGGAATGTGGTTTCTGTGGAAGTAAGTGTACCGGTTTTCAGATAGTCATAGAATCTGCCGGTAACATCAGTCTGAAGCTGGAAAAGGAACTCATCGTCAGTCATCTGAACGGCGTTCTCATAACCGTGGTCCTTGATTGCTTCGATAGATACAGCCTTTGCGTACTTCTCAATAGTCATTTCCGCATAGGTCTTTTCTTTTACAGTAAACTTGCTGTAAGGGATTTCCTCACCCTCACCGACAAGTCCACTCTGTAAAGTGCCCTCTGCGTACTTGGACTTGAGTACAGCACCCGGCTGTTTTTTGATAGGTCTCATGATACCCAGAATATCACGTAAGTGCTGCCAGTTTCTTTCGAATCTGGTAACAAAATCAATCTCACGTGCTGTGACCTGAATATCATTAGTCATAATAAGATTTGTTTTTGCTGGCATAAAAAATCCTTTCTACCCATAATTGTTAAGGTATTGGGTTAGCGGCTATACTCTGGCGTATAGTCGGTGTAAAAAATCACTGGAATAACTGGATATTCTGAGCGATTGCAGCCTGTCTCTCAGACGGGTCTTTGATCGCTTCGATATCTTTTTTAGTCATGCTTCCCGGTGTCTGCTGCTGTCCAACATGAGTGGTAAATCTTGCCTGATTCTGCTGAGCCTGCTGCTGAGATTCATCCACGAAAGCGGATGCGTCAGACTGTTTCATCTGCTCAATCAGGTCGTTCAGTCCAAGAATTTTGCCGTCTTTCAGTTTTAATCCGGCTTCTTTGATGTCTGCCATAACAGACTTCCTAGCTGCTTCACTGGAAAACTTAACATCGTCGAGTGCCGCTTTCAGAGCATCTGAGAAATCTCTATCATAGATTTTCGCGTTAAACTCTTTTTCTGCATCTGCTGCTTTCTGTTTCCAAGTCTCTAACTCGCTTTTAATATTTGCCGGGTCGATACCGTCAAAACCTTTTAGGGTTTCTTCTGCTGTCTCGGCACGTTCTTTCCAGTCATCGCGTTCACCCTCGACTTTTGACAGAGTTTTTGCAACTTCCTTTGCGTTCTTGTAATTCTCAGAAAGTGCTTTCTTAATATCTGCCTGTTTATCCTCCGGGATTTCGATTCCAAATGATTTAAGTGTGTCAATAAGTTTCTGCATAACATCCTCCTGGTCGTGTTTATTGACCTGCCGCCGCAGGTAAATGGATTAAGCCAGTTAGACCACTGGCAGGGTAACTGTGGCTATTGGATTCGAACCAATGAATGAGTGTTCCTCTCCCGGGGTCAAAGCCCGGTGCCCTACCACTTGGCGAAGCCACATCGAAATGCCTTTTTGGACTAAATATTAGTCTACAGGATAAGACATAACCCTTACAGCATCATGATGTTGTGATTCAGCCAAATCATAGACCGCCTGCAAGCAAACAGCATAATTTTAACCGAATCAAAGTGGAACGCCCGGAATCGAACCGGAGACCAGAGTGCGACTCTGTCAGTTTACCACTAGCGTACATTCCACATAACCCGGATTCCCGGGTTAGCAAGGTGTTTAACGTGTCATGCCTGCCACGAGTTGTTTCGGATATTTATTTCTTTTTAAAGAAAAGTATGAATAACAAAAACCTTAATCAAGGAGGTGTGCCATCTTGCGTGCCAGATGACAAATACGCACGACAGGATTCGAACCTGTTTAACTTTCCATTAAAGCGTGCGCACCAGCTACAAAATTAAAGAAAGGAGGATTAAAACGAAAATGTCAAAACAACCGTTTTACTTGTGCTTCCTGCTGCACAATTACATTATAACAGATTTCTTTTAACTACCTCTCTACCACTTTTGTGTTTTTATAGCATATCCCGGAGTTTTTCCACGTATCTCTTAACAAGATCACGTTCTTCCCGACACTCTGCGTCCTTGGACATATCGCTCATTTCTGTTGTGAGTTCGTCAAGGTGCTCTTCCAGAGCGGCGAGCATCTTCCTCTTGCAGTCCTCAGATTTGCCGGAGCGATAGCTCTGTTTCTGTGTCATATAGTCGTCATAAGCATCTCGTCCGTCAGAACGGCTGTAATGTCCTCTAGCATAATGTTCACCACGTCTGGCATAAGAACTGCCCCGGTCGTAATCCGGCATCATTCTGCCGTCATTTGCACTGTATCTCCCCATGCTATCACGTTTTCTTCCACGTTCGCTGTAATCGTCATTGTATCCACCACGCATCTCATCAAGGACAGTGTTGTAATACTCCACTTTCTTATCCCAGTACTGCGTGTTCTTTATGTCTTTGTACATATCAATCAGTTTGTATGTCATTTCCAGATTTCCAGTGGTCAGTCCATTATCAGCGATTTTGGAAAGCTCATCTTCGATTCTTGCACATAAGTCTTTAATGTCTCTCATAATCACACCTCCTACGCTTCTCTGGTTACGACAATGTTTGCGTTCGCAACAGAAATTGCCTGATCGCTTGTGTTCTCTACCGCGATATTAACGCAACATCCGCGAGGTACATCAATATAGATACCAGAGGACACATTGTTATACTGGTCCACTGCTGCCGGTGTGGAGATCATCTGAGAAGAAAGAACCGGCTCACCAGAAATTGCAATGGCCAGAGAGATAGCCTCAACAGTGCCGCCTGTTGGAATTGCGATATTACCAGAAAAATCCACGAAGAATCTCGCTTTGCACTGGTTAGTAAGTCCTCTCAGCGTAATAATTCCGCTTCCCTCTCTGTGCTGAATACAGTTAGAACCTTTAACTGCTGTGTTTGAAAATACTACGTTTCCATTTGCTGCTACAGTCTGAACAGCTATACTTGTAAATTCAGCCATAATTTTTACCCCTTTCATATCACAAAAGGACAGGTCTCAGCCTGCCCCTCTGTGTAATACGGCATAAGCCGACATCCGAATCAATCGAAAGATACTCTCGATATGAAGTTATCAGCAATTACATCCGGTGTTGCATCCGCATCCGTAATATGTGTTCGGATTAGGAACCTGATATGCCGGAATCGGTGCTGGATTAATCGCATTAATAAGCTGCTGTGTCTGAGAAGCCATCGCGGTTGTGAGCAGTGCGCTCTGGCGATCCTGAGAAGCGGCACGTCTGAGGTCATTGTTTTCAGCCTGCAAGTTAGAAATCTTTTCGTTGCAAAGATAATCAAGAATTGCTCTTGTTCCTGCATTCTGGCTGTCGATAATGTCTCTTGTGTTACTGTTCATTGTGTTCTGCAATGCGCAGGTATTCTGTGCCATGTTGTAATTTACGCCCTGGATAGCTTCCCTAGTTTCACAACAGCAGTTCGCAAGCTGTGCCTGTAAAGCATTGGTGCTCTGCATATTAGCTACAGTATCAGCATTGATTGCCTGCTGAATTCCAAAGCCAGTCTGCATGATGTTTGTGTTGATTCCATTGAATCCGGTAAGCATACCGTTGTTCATGGCATAAAATCCATCGCACAGGCCGCTATTGATTCCGTCAAGCTTGCTGATTACTGCGGAATTGTCAAATCCTCTCTGAATATCTGCCTGAGTAGCTGCTGTGGCTGCATATCCACCGCCGTTTCCATTATTGCCCCAGCCGTTGTTTCCCCATCCGAAGAAAGCAAAAATGAATAAAACAATAATCCACCAGCTACCATCTCCACCAAACATGCCGTCATTATTTCTACCGTTTCCAGTAGCAGCGGCAATATCTGCTAAGCTATAATTTCCATCCATAATATAGTCTCCTTTATTGTGTATTTACATCAATCTGGCCAGATTGTAATGTACTATTTCATATTCTTCAGCAGATTCTGAAACTGCCCTGCCATCTGCTGAACCTGATTAAGTTGCTGCTGGGAAATCTTTCCAGACTGTAGCATCTTCTGGACTTCTTCCTTTGGGTCTCCCTTAAAATTCTGTTTGAACTGCATAAACTGCTGTATCATTTGCATCGGACCGTTACCCTGCGGCATTCCACCACCAAGTGCGTTGAATAATGGATTACTCATCTGCGTTTCCTCCCTTGACCGCTGATTCCTGCACGGTATTAGCTCTAACAGGTTCAGAAAAAGAATTTAATCGGTTTATGATAGCTTCGTATTTGCCCTTTAAATCATCATATTCCTGTCTGGTGACATATTTACTGTCCATGTTCTGAGCAGGCTGTTTAGGTGGCATCTGAGTGCCTATTTCGTGATACTCAAACGTCCGTAATGGCTGTGGCATACCGGAAACGTCTGTGGATTTTATGTAGAACTTTTCGCTCTCACTGTCCATCAGCAAAACACTTGTCCCGGGCGCTACCAGATAGGATTTTGCGCCAACTTCACCAGATACCCACAGGATACCATTATTATTCTGTTGGGGTTGCTGTACTGTTTGAGCCGGCATCTGGACAGGCTGTTGCTGAAATTGGTTCATCTGTCCCGGAACGCCGAAGCTATATTGATAAGGATTGTTATATAATGCCATCTCGTACACCTCCTATGACTTATTCTATGACTTATTCTATGACTTTCTATGACTATTTTTACATAAAAAAAGAGCCTTAGACAGTTCGTCTAAGACCCATATAAGTATCTGAAAAGTATCAGCATACTTTAATTATTTTATTGTTCACCCTCCGGCTTAATCGTTTCGCTGTGGATATACTCACATTCATCTGTTCAGCACAGTATTCGAGCGTATATTCCTTGCATCTCAATCTGAATAGCTTTTCTTCATCCGGTGTAAAATTACACTCTGCCAAGAACCTGTCTATATCTTTCTTTGTGAACACATATAATTTCATGAGCATACCCCTTACTAATGCTAACGCTGATTCTGTGCAAGATAATTTGTAAGCTTCTGTTTTGTTTTTTTTAATTCTTCTACATTATTCCCACTGATCTGACTGTCCAACATGGTTGATAACACTTCCAGAATTAATGAATCTCGTTCTGCGATCCTCTGAAGACTCTCATAATCTCGCTTGTCATGTTCTTCCAGTGTCTCTACTCGCTTATTAAGTCGGAATGCTGGGGTAATCCATTTAAAAATTACGGCTGCTGCCCCTCCGACAATAGACACCCCTCCGCAGATCGAGAGGAATATTTGTACAAATTCTGATATGCTCATTTAGCTACTCCTTTTCCCAGTAATATACCGGGATCTCATTACCGGAATCCCATGTGTCAAAATATTTACCCTCTTGCACCGTCACCACATGACCATCTATGCAGAGAATATATGTCCCTGTCGGATGGTCTGTACAAAAGTCGTTGACTGTATAGATATATCGCTCTGATTGTTCTATCAGTTTGCGTCTGTATCCATGCTTATAGAGATACGCTCCCCAAACATAATTTGCGCTTGGCATATCTGACAGAGTACATGCCTGCACCATTAATCCGGCGAATACCGTTTCCCAGTCAAAATCGGTTGCCTTGCATATTGCCCGGACAACGCAATCTCCGGTTCTCTTACCCTTAACAGGATTAGGATTAAAATACTCCCATTTATCCATCAGTCAATCCCCTTTGCTGTTTTATATCTTTTTGCCGCTCCTCTGGCTTTAGCGGCATTCTGACGATTCCACTTTGCTATCATAAGCCGGTCTTGCAGTTCCCTTAGGTCGTTCTGCTTGCAGTAATCTTTGTATGCAGCATTTTGTTTCTGCAAAAGATAAGACTTCCGGTCAAGGTCTTGCTGAAGTGCGAATCTTGTCTGTTCATCCTTACAGTTATCAACCGCCGCTTGCATTCCGAGAACTTCTCTCTTCGTTTTGCGGATTCTTCGCTCATAAGTACGTTGCCGCTGTTCCTTTTCATACTGCTTTCCCTTGTTGGCTTTGTCCTGTGCTGATAGTTCTGCATAAGGATTCGGCATTCCTTCCGCCCAAACCGAAAAATGATGCCTGCAATTCACTCCACATATTCCATCAGCTTCGCCATAATGACAATTTTCAATAAAATCTGGATAGCGGCTTGCTTTTTGCTCCAACATTCTACGATATTCTGGCGTATCTCGTTCCTGAAAAAACTCCGGCTTGATTTCTTTTAATTTTTCCCAGTCTATGGAAAATACCTGCCCTTGCCATACTTCATGGCTTGGTCGGCTTCCTATATGTGCCGATGTCAGTACTAGACCGTATCCCATTTCTTTCATTCTTGCTAACTGAATATCTCCCGTAGCCTGAGCCACACCAGTTCTGACAGAACGTGCTACTGCTGTTTCAATTGTGTCTTTTCTGCCAGATGGGTATGTGACGGTAACACCATCACTCACAACGTTATTAACTGCTTCTTTAATGGCTTGCGTATACCCAACCGCCCCAGTCATTACATGATTATATGCAAGGTCGCATTGCTCGATATAGAGCCTCTGAGCGGCACTTGCGGTTGTTCGTGTGAAGTTCTTCCACTCGCCCATAGTCGCAAGCATATTCCGCTCCATGAGCCTTATCATAGATGGTGACTGTTCAAGCGGTACAGGACTTAATCCTGCCGCCTTGTATACCTTATCATCATACTCCAATGCAGTGATTCCGGCATCTTCAAACGCTTCAAGAAGTTCCTGCTGTTCACGTTTAGTGTATTTGGATAGTTCCGCCAGAATGTCCTCTAGCAGTTCACCGGATTCCTGTAGTGTTCTGATTCTCCATGCATCAGCGTTGGTCAGAATATAATCCTCACCCCTGCCAATTCTTGCCATCATTCTCGACACAATCTCAGAGATGATATACTGATGCAGTTCTTCTGCAATCTGTTCACTGCCCTCTGTTATCCGGCGTAAATATTCTGGGCTTAACATAATTACTCATCTCCAAACAGTTTCGGTTCGTCTGGCTGGGCTTCTTTGACCATTGCTTTCGCTTCATCCTCTGTCATTCCTTCGAATTTCACGAAGTACATCCAAGCCGGTACTTTTCCAGTTGTCACATACTGCCACCATCTAGCACGGTCGTTTTCACGCACATACAGAATATCGCCAAAGTCGTAATTGACTTCATAAGCCCCAACCGGTGCAAGCCCGTACAGGTCAGCGTAGACGTTCAATGCGTAAATAACTTCATCTAGGCAAGACTCTAACTTATCCCTCACGTCTTTGATGAATTGGACTGTCCTCTGCTGTTCCGCTTCTACTCCTGTAGCTGTCTGAATGCCGCTAGATTCGTTGAAAACAAAATATCCATTAGAGAATCCAATCTTGTACCCCAACTGGCTTAAAAGGGCATTTATGCCGCTTATACGTGTATCTGTGTTAAGTTGTGGATTGATTTCTTGATAAAACTCTTTCTCGTCCTGTCCGAATACATTCTTAACAAAGTGCGGTAAGTTCATCTCATTCCGTCTGTTCTCCATGCCCTGTGGTGACATAGCTGCTACAGGTGTACCACTTGGCATCAGCAGTCTATCATCTGCCAGAACGATCTTCTGTGAATCAAAAATCTCTCCGGCATTACGACTGTATGCAATGTCGAGATCTTTTAGTTCTTCGATAGCTTCGGCAAATATCGGAAGTCCAAGTGGTGTGCTAATATCTACATTGTTCGCCTGCGGCGTCCGCAGCACTCCATACAGAGGTCCGTCCAACTTCTCCCCGTTTGCTTTAAGAATCGGCGGTGTATCTGCCATGAGGTCCGCCCATTTGGTCTGTTTAAGGTCAATCTTGTCACCGATTGACTGAGGGGATTTTGATACATAGGCTCTGTTAGAAACGTAGTACGGATAGGTTGTCACACCATCTATTGTAGTCTCAATAAACCTGTGATATTCAAGCCGTGTATAGTATTTCCTTCCGACAGTATAAGAATCCTTAAATATAATCCCCTTTATTTCCTGATTGTCGTAATCTACAATCATCACATCTGCCGGCGTAAATATGTCAAGGCTCTCACCGTTCGGTTTGATGAATACCGTTCCATAAGCACAGCCATATTCTACCCAGTGGCGAATCTGAAAATACACCTTGTCGATCTGTTCCTGAAGCCATGTTGCCCTTGTGGAGCCGTCTATCTGAATGCCAATTGCCAGTGTTGCGAGCCGAGCTGTCTCTGAACAGACAGATTTCGCGAAATTAATCGTCTTAATGTTATTCTTATCATCTAACCATTCCGGTACTCCCCTATAAATGTTCGCACACCGGTTAATCAGTGATTCCATCTCTGGAAACTCTGCTGCCTGGATATTAAAATCCTCTTCGGCTTGTTTTTTGAAAATCATGTTAAACCACCTTTTTAGTGTTGTTATAAGTCCCATTTAATCTACCTTTTAAAATCCATCCATCTTACAGAAGTATCTCGCACAATAATGTCTTCATATTCTACAACTTTTAAGATTTCGTTAATGTCAGATCCATATATTTTTAAACCGATGCTTAAGAATTTATTTATTTTATCTGTGAAGTACCTATTTAACATTTTATGCACTGTGCCCCCTTCTCATGGACAATGGACTGGTTGCGTATCTGAGAGAATCTATCCAGTGATCGTTGCCATCTGGATAATCTGCAATCACTTCTCCATTGCTATCTACTTCATGCTCATAATTGATAATTTCCTTGTATGCTCTAGGTGTTCGTGTCGGATCAATAACTAATGTTCGGCACTGTAACCACTCAAAAGTATATTTGCGGCTTCCCGGTGTAACAATGGCCCTACGCGCTGGAAGCCCTGCATCTCGGAAGTCAATAATGCTTTCTTCTTCATCAACTCCGCAAGATATTGAATAATCATCATATCCCTTTTGTTTTATCTGGCCAGCCATTACTGTATTTCGGATTTTGCAACCGCCAAGCTCATCTAGTAGGATAACTTTGTCCTGATTAGGCACATAAGCCACACGAATAAATGCTTTCGGATCTGGATACCACCCCCAGTCCTGTCCCTGGTAGATACTTTGAAAGCTCTGAATCTCTTCATCTGTAATTTCTCGAATTTCTAACAGTTCGAAAATATTTGTGCCAAGTCCAACAGGAAGGCCAAGATATTCATGGTCGTAAGCTCTCTGATTTGTCTTTCTCAAATGCTCCGCATCATCAAGGAATTGTTGACCAAGCCATTCAACAGGAACTGATCTGTAATCGCTCTTATGCCTGTAGCTGTCGTCTCGTGGCTCTTCTACATACACATTCGCCCAGTTGCTCCGGCTAATTGGCGGATTGAATGTCTTAAATACAACAAACTTACTGCCACCTCGAAGAACTGACTGTTGCACTGTACGAATTTCTTCAATGCCCGAAAATTCGTCAAGTTCCTCGAACCAGAGATACTTGAAATATCCCTTGCTTGCTTTAATAGATTTAGTCTTTTTTGCCTTGTCCAGTCCTCTGAATATGATTTTCTGTCCAGTAGGCTTATAAATGTACTGCATAGGGCTTACGCTGGTATCCCATAGTTCATTGACTCCGAGCGCGTCAATTCCCCATGCTATCTGTTCATAAACGGATTCTCGAAGCGTGTTTCCAACTTTCCGGAATATGACTGCATTAGTTATTGATCCATTAATAGCATCTTGCATCATCTGTAAAGGAATCATCACTCCAACAAATGAGGATTTCGTTGAACCTCGCCCACCATACAAATCATAATAGGTGTGTTTTCCGTCCAAAATGTCCCAGAACACATTGTAAAAGGCAGGAGCTATAATTTCATTCAGATTAATCGGATTCTCATTCATTCTGTTTCTCCGGCCTTGGAATATTATTTACAATCGTAATCTTTCCATCTCCAGAATCATCATTTTTCTTGTCAGCATCCCATCCCTTAAAATTATTTCTCAAGCTGAACTGAGCGCCATTTGAACCGTCACGATCAAATAGCCTTTCCTCTGCGTACTGTTCTACCATACTCTTCGCGCGCGTTATCGTGTTACAAAATTCCTCTTTTCCTTGATATCTTAATAAATCCAATCTGCTTGTAAATCCTAATGCGAGAGCTAAACCAGTTACTGTTGGAGGCTTTCGATTAATAACCACCGGATTTCCAAATTTATTCAATACAGTTTTTCCATTATCATCTTTTAATATTTCGCCTTCGCATTCTTTGAAATAGGCGTCAATTTTTTCTTCAATTTCGTTCACTGTCTTATATATTGGTGGTCTTCCTACCTGTTTTCCCACGTTCTCACCTCCAGACATAAAATGCCCTAGCATAGTTATAGTTATATATACTATAATACCACACTAGGGCGCACGTAGCTCTCTACCACTTTTATAAATTTTTAAGTTTTTTAAAGTCTGCCAATTAATTTGGCCAGATGATAATATTCCGCCATGACCTTACGTTTGTAGCCATAGAAGTCATTTTCCGTTGCGGGAACTGTCCTGATCTTTTCCATCGTCCGATATCCGATACTGTTCACGATACTGTCATAGATTTGCGATTCAATGCCGGGTGCGTATTTGATAGATACCTGCAACAGATTGTATTTGTCACTCTCGTTAAGATTCCGTAAATGACTTTGTAATGTCGGTATATCGTCCGGCGGCACTCCGTAGTCAATCAGTGTTGCCTTTCTCAGTTTCATTTATTTCACCTTCTTCATTCAAACTCCAGTCGCATGGCATGCCTCGAAAACATTCTGGACAGTGTTCGTAGAATCCGCAGCCTTTGCAATCCGCTGGCTGTCCAGTACAATATTGCTGTAGTACGTGGTATGCTGATATAGCAAGGTTTGGCGTTATGTCTGGTGTAGGTTTGCTATTCATTTCTTCATCTCCTCCAACTTCTTCTCAGCATCTTCGCGGGTGAGGAATATGGTTTTACCAAGACGATCATAATAATTTCCAGTCGAAATATATTGGAAACCAACTTCGGTTATATAGTATTCTTTCTTGCTATCACATTCACATTTGCAATCATAGATTTCACATTTATTATTTTCCTCACCGTATTCAGTACATTCTGTCCATCTATAGTTTATTTGATACAATACTCTGTTTAAATCGTCTGGCAACCTCACAAGCAAGCCATGTTCTTCTAAGTCTTCATAAGTGGCGAGTTTTTTAATCATATTCTCTACTGTTTTGCAATTTCCTGCACCCTGTGAGCAGCTATCGCAATATTCACCACACTCAAACTCTCGTTTTTCGTTATATGTGATACTATCATCTTCCCGTTTTGTTAATCTCTCCATCTCTTTCACCTCTTATCGATTGTTTTTTATCGCTCGTTTTCATCGCTTGTTTCTGTAATTTCTCTCAAACAGGCATTCCAACCAATCTTGAAAAGTGGCTCGAAATCTCCAAGTTTCCGGTCTTTCTCGTTATCGAATTTCTTTGGCAGTGGTTTCAATGGACACCATTCAGGTCTTGATTTGCTTTCGCAATCATAATGTTCTTCTGTCATCAGAATTACATCATAGTCTAAACAGTCAGCTAATTCACACAAACCCTCATATTCAAGTTCACCGCAGTATGAAATTCCGAACGGGCAATCATAGCAATTCTCTGGTGTATCTATCACTAACGCTGATTTACTCATATGTTTCACTTCCTCTCAGCATCAGGCTCAAAGTATTATACCCCGGACAAGTCCTGACTCCGTTTCTGGTATCTCTTAACAGGACGCAGCACGGATATAACGCCATGACCTCGTAGACGTGTTCTGTGGTGTCCTCACCGCGCTGGTCGATGTATTTGAAACACTTTCCCGGTCTAAGAAAGTATCTTGCGCATACATATGCTTTTGTTCCGAATCTTACACTTGCACTACTCATTTGTGTTCCTCCTTAAAACTAGACCACACGCTCATATTGTCAACTTCGCAATCGCAGTTATTGTAGTCAATATCTTCTGATGCTCGTGTTTTTGCTATTTCCTCAGCTTCTTCTTTTGTATCGGCTTCAATATCGTCATAATCAATTGATAAGCTCATTCCGACACTTACATACCATCTACTCATCTCATTCCTCCTGTAATAATTCTGGTTGGTCGAAAATGTTTCCAACTGGCATAGCGTATACCATGTCAATCCAATACCCTAAATCTTTTCTAAGGCATTTGTCGCCCGTCCAATCTACATAGAATCCGAGATGTTCTGCTTTCTGAGCATCAAAACAATTTTGATAACATCCATATTTGATTGGAGCATAGATTTCTCCGAAATGATATTTGATAATATCATTTTCCCAAATTTTCTTCCCATTCTTGTCGCAAAGTCCTGTGAACTGGCAGAGGGTTTCGGGAATAATTTCTGTCTGATATACTTGCATTTGCAATTCCCAATCTGTCATTCTTGTAAAAATAATGAAATGATGTATAGGAACTGGATTTTTCTCATAATCTTCCTCGAAACAATACACTGTTTCTTGTACTTTGTAATAATATCCTTCTATCCATTCTCCATTTTCGACTCTCTTTGCCTTGAAAAGAATTTCTCTCACACAACTCCACCTTCTTTCACGATTTGCATAACCGTCTGATATAGTGCAGCATTTCTTCCAACCAGTTTTGTTATGTATGTGTCCAGCTGCTCCACAACTGCTTCCACATCATAGGCAGTCGGCTGCGCGTCAATCATTTTAAACGCACTTTCTGCCGTAATTAAACTGTCTTTTCCTCCAACTTGCTTGTAAAATAACTCTTCATTCATTGCATCCGCATCAATCAGTCTCATAATCTTCACACTCCTCCGCATATTCATAACTGTCCATATCATCACATCTGCACTGGCAAGAATCCTGTTTCGTACAGCAGATGCAGCATTCTGTTTCACCGTCTGGACACTCTAATTTACATCTTCCCATTAATCCAGTCTCCCTCTTTTTCGAAAATTGACATTTCCATTGATTATTCCATCCATATCTTAGAATCAATATAAATAACAATCAGCTCTTCTTCGAGTGCAGTAATCTGTGTGACTGTGTTTTCTTTTATCTCTTCAAAAGCGTCTTTTGTATAGTATCCACAATTTCTGTTTGTAGAAAATATAAGTTCACAGTCGTGCTCTCCTCTGACTTCTACCATTGTTTTCTTATCTATAATGTCCAATAACTGCTTTACTGTCATGTTTAGCCCTCCTTATATGGTTTTGGCAAGTACATCCATGCAATAACTTCACCACCTATACATTCTCCATTCCATTCACCATAGTCATTAATGGACGCTGTCTTTAACCATTTTCCGTACATTCCACAAAAACCACTATATTTAACAGTTGCAATTACATCTTTATGCTTCTCCGGCAATCTCTCACTGACCGGAATCCAGTCAGTAGATAACCGCTCAATAACTTTCTTCTGCTCATCTTCCGATTTACAGTGTATTACAACGTCATAGGTATTATCGTATGCACTAAATGTGCCGTCTTCATTCTGTACAAATTCCATTACATCACTCATACTTCCACCTCCGAATCCTCTGGCATCTGGAATATCATTTTTTTCATAAAATCTTTTCTAATAGTTTTTGCAATTGATGTATTATCTTTTCCCCTCTGAGATTCACTAGCCGATTTGCAGACATCAGGAAGAAGAATTTCATTTAATTCCGCATCTGCATAGGCTTCCTGAATCATATCCAGTACTTTGAAGGCTTTTTCTTTATCCGAATATTCTCCTAGCAGATAACTGCATCCGGTTATGTATGATGTTATAATTGTTTTTATAGGTCCTTCCGCAATTTCAATGCCTGCCATAGAATTGAGATTAATCAATACTTCTCTGTTCTGACTTCTGATTAACATTTTGCGTCCTCCTTGTAATCCTCAATCGCAGCTATTCTGTTCTCGTACATAGCGATTGCTTTTTTGAGTCTGTTGATTTCAACGTTATATCTTTCTAAAAATTTATCTTTTACAAACTGATAATTCGGTAATGTCAGTACAATGTACGGCGTTGAATGACCAGAAATTGTTCCGATATCTTCCTTTTTCACATACCCAATGCAGATTCCGTCTGGAAATCGAGTTGCTGCTTTGTAGGTTTTTGGCTTCTCAATCACCTCGCACCCCTCAACTCTGATCTTAAAAATATAGTCTCCTAACGTTTGGGTTTCTGGATTGTATTCTCTGTCGCTGTCTAAAATGTAGAAATACAATTTCATTTTGTGCCCTCACTTTCCCCACGTAAGCAACTGACACGCTATTGTGCAGTCTTCCATGATTTCTGTGTTAATATTTCCTCTGTCTGGTTCTAATTCATCAAGAAATACTCCGTTTATGCAACTTCTTCCAAATCTACGCTCTTGCTCCGCACGCTTTTGAAATACTTCGGGGAAGTCCTTCCTAATTTTATTCCAGTAGCCCATGCCACCTTTGACGCATCCAATGCAATTATTGTTCGGATAGCCTAAATCGTACATAATCGGACGTTTCAATCCTAACCTGTCCGCTATTCCATGTGCTTCCTGTTTGGTTAATCCATGTTCAATCAGTGGAAACTCATGGTCATAATCACTTAGAGCCTTGCAGGTATTCTCTGCCCTACTCCTTTCATTTACATCAAAACCCCATACATAGGTGTGGTGATCTGGATACTCAGATTCCCATTTTTTTCTTACTTCTTTTTTTAAGTATCTCGTACATGGAGAGCCAAACGGAGTATTCATTGTGTGCGTGAACTCCATCACGTCATCCACTGAGTCAAACCTATCTGACTGAATTATCGTTATCTCTCTTCCCAATAACCTCTCGCAATCATGCAAGAATCTCAGGCTGTCGGGATGCTGATTCGATACATGAGTATAAATAATCTCGTCAACATCCTTTGCCAGATAACACGCTACAAAACTGCTTATTCCTGTTGAAAACCAACATACTTTCATAACACCACGCTACAAATCCTGTGCGTGGATAGTCTGGCAATCGGCTTGGATTCATTATTAAGTGCTTACTTAGGCACAGCCACTCCGCCAAACTTTATGTATCAATTCACCATGCTAATCTTGATACAACCTCGGTTTACCGAGGATTCGTTATTCCTTTCTGTATTTGTCTAAAATTTTCATTATCTTTTCTACGTAATCAGCCATCTCAAGAATATCTTCGTCATCCATCCATTTCAGCCCATATTTGTTTTCAAACTGATTAAGTTTAAACTCCATATCTTTTACCAGAACAAACTTCTCCGCAAGTTCATTTTCTTTTCTGGCATTTTCATCGTATTCGTAAAACTTTTCGCCTTTTCCATGTTCTTCATATATATCTGTTTCGATTTTGGTTCTTTTTGGAGTGATTCTTGTAATCTTAACCGGAATAATTTTTCTATGTCGGAACATCGATAACCACCCGCAATTCACCGTTCTGGCAATTCCGACGGTATCTCCTACCTTTAAATCGTCTCTGCTGATTTCTTTTAACTTAATATTCATTTCTCATCCTACTTTCATTTATCCAAATGCTACCTGTCCGTTATTCTCCGGGATTCTTTAATACAATCCCTAACTCTTCTTTAATAGCGTCTACATAATCAATCCATTCTGCCAGACCGTCATTGATATAATCAGCAGCCCGGTCAAGTCCATTTCTGAATCTCCGACAGCGCTTCTCACCAAAACCGAAATCATCATGCAGAACGGCGATTGACAATATTACAAATGAATCCGCTATAACCTCTTTTATCTTTTCTGACGCTTTATCAAGGTCTTTTACTGCCAGAGAGGTATGTATCCCGGTCGCACCCCGGAACTTGCATTCCTGTTCGAGGGCTTCAATCCCGCCCTGTTTGACAATTCGTCTGGCAAGGTCAAGCCCGTCCTCCCTGCCTCGTTCATATTCACGCATTTTATTCATTGTGTTAGACCTCCACTCTTTTTTAGTTTTCCCATCCAACAGCTCTCCTTATCTTCTGAGTCAGAATGTCAAACTGTAAGAATAATTCCCTATCCTTACATTTCCTTGCTTTTATGTCACAGTCATAATCATTTATCTGATATTTCCCTTCTAACAGATCGCCATTATCCAGATATCTTTGAAAGACTCCTTTAGAAATCCCGAACCGTTCCAAAATCTCTATTCTGCTCATACTGTCGACGAATGTACCATCTGCTGTAACAATGTCATAAAGTTTCATTTTATCTCCTTGTTTATCTTTCTTATTCCGTACCCAACTGGAGTATATGCCCTGTCGGTACTGGGGTGGTTTGTTCTGAGTAAACCATCATCAATCAACTGATTGATATGTTTCCAGACCGTAGCTCTCCCGGCATCTACCTTTTCAGAAATCTCCGTAATCGACGGTGCATATCCAACCAGTTTGATATAACTGACGATATACATATAAATTTCTTTCCTGAGAGCCTGTCCCTGTTCGTATCTATTCTTTGTGTTGTACGGCATTTTGATTCTCCTTTTCCAATTCTTTTGCCTTATTAAACATCTTGGAAAGATAATTCGAATAAGCAACAAGCATGTGATCTACAAATCCATTTTTGTTATATTTTTCAGATACAACATGGATCTGTTCAACTACCTGCTGCCAGTATTCATCTTTTGCCTCAATTCCGGCAGTCTGGAGGACCAGTGCCGGAAAGTCAATCTGTAAAAACTTTATGGTGTTCGGTATCTGCTCATGCGTCACTCTCATACTTACGCACCTTCTTCTACCTCAAAACTCTGTTCAAGAAGTCGCTCGTTATCCTTGCTAAACGCCTTTATATAGCTCTGTTTTATCGGTCTGATAAAATGTATGCCGTTAGCTGATTTAGCCCGGGAAACAGCCACATAGAACTGTCCAGGATCCCAACAGCAAGGGTCAATGTTGATTTTTTCAAATGTCTGTCCCTGTGATTTATGAATACTGATTGCCCAGGCAAGTTTTACCGGGAACTGAGAGAAAGAGCCTACTTTCTTGCGGACAATCTTCTCTTTTACGATTTTCTGACCGTCTTTTTTCTGTTCAGATTCTTCAATAACCTGTTTCTCAATGTCTTTACTGTATCTGTATAAGCTAACTGTTTTGCCCTTATCAGTTTTGATAACCAGATAAGATTCTTCAAATTCTCCGTTTTCCACAATTTTCTGAATGATGCCAATCGTTCCATTAACGTAGTTTCCAGACAAATCATTGACTGTAATCATCACTTTTGCACCGATGTTAAGAATTAAGTCCTCTCTGGCAAATGCAATGTTCTTAATATCGGCAGATGTTAGCTCGCCGTCAACTGCTGCATGAAACACTTTTTCGGTCTTTTTATCCAACTTGCCAAGGAAAGTATTGTTAATTCTGTCAGCTTCTGCATTAGTGCCAACCAAGAACGGCGCTTCCGGTATAACTTTGTCTGATTCGTTGTTCTCCAGATATGCAATGGATTTTCTAATATTGTTGCCATATTTAATATCATTCAGCACATACTTAAATCCCTCATCATTCTGCCTGCATACCTCATCAAGTTTGATATATTCAAATCCCATTTCTTTCCAGTATTCAGACATGAAAGCATATCCATGTTCATACTTTCCACCCTTTCCATAATCAGATCCATACATCCGACAGAGAATTTTTCGATCGTCTGTCGTAATAACTGGCGGAAGCTGGTAGAAATCACCTATCACGATTAACTGAATGTCTTCTTTGTCCTCTCCGATCAGAAGTCTGTCAACTGCTCTCTCTTCATTCTCCGTGATGATCGTCTTTGCAATCATATTGAACAAATCGAACCGGCACATGCTGATTTCATCAATGATAAGAACATCTGCTTCTTTCAGAAGTTCAGCTCTGGATTTCACCTTTTTCTTATAGTCCTCAAATTTAATTGAAATATTCAATGCTCGGTGTACGGTAGTTGCCCCATATCCGATATTATCCGCTGCAATTCCAGTAGTGGCGGATACCAGAATATTTTTACCAGCTTTTTCCGCCTCATCGATGAACGTTTGGATAACCGTTGTCTTGCCTGTTCCTGCGTCACCTGTCAGAAAAACATTACTGCCAGACAGCATTGTATCTAATGCATATCTTTGCTTTTTATTGAGATCGCCTTTTTTCATTTTGTAACCACTCCTTGTAATAATTATGTTAACTGAATATTTTTGCAATATTCAGTTAATTTTGTTATAATAAATCTAATTGCATATACTTTTTAATTTTGTAACCCGTGTGTAACCGGCTTTTTTAATCCACTGGTTACGCCACAAACCCTTATTTTATGTGGGCTTCAGAGGTGTGTAACCGTGTAACCAATGTAACCAAGGTTTTTATATAGGAGAATCACTAGAGTATATGTTTTTTATACACTCTCAAACTTTCTCCTATAGGATGTTTTTTTTCGTGTTACAACGGTTACATGGTTACAAATTATGAAAACGGAACATTTGTTTCAGCATCAGTTGGCAGAAAGCCAGTTTCAACAGCCTCATTTTCCTGCTCGTTTTCGAGACTTTTTATATCAACAATCTTTACTGCAATAAGCCTCATTACACTTCCACCGTCTCTTTTTAGTACCGTATCTCTTTTTCCTGTGTGTTTGACTAATTCTCGATTAATCGCCCAGGCTGAAAAGGCTTTTCTGGAGAATCCATTATTTTTCAAAAGATTTTCAAGAGGTTTCGGATAAAAATATACATATACATCTCCATATTCATCTGGCGTTTCCTTGAATCCCCACTGATCACAGCTAAATTGCGTATCAAAGTGCTGCCCGTACACGGAGAGACTTTCAAGAATGAATTCATAGCATCTCTGACCTTCTGATACATCTTTCTTGCGTGTAGGTATGTCTACAACGTCCTCGACCGTCAACTCACGTCCATCCTTAAATATGAAATCTGTAGCTAATTTGTCAGCCAGCAGAAGTGTAGATATTGCCATTACCTGCTTTACTGGAAAGTCATATCCGTCAAAACCTTTCTCAATTTCGGCTTTCATTTCTTTCAGATCATCCGATGTGAACTGTTTGAGATTTCCAACGAACACTCTTCCAGCAAAGCCGTAGTTCTTCACGACAATGCCGTTAATCTCTGCTGGATTCTCGTAAATATCCTCGCAACATTCAATTTCAATGATTCTGTTGATAGCTCCGCCGGAATCTGCAAATTCCGAAATAGGGTTCTCGCCGTTGCAAATAGTCACATTACTCCATGTATTTTCCTTAGCTGCTCCGAGGTCCTTATTTGAACGTGCTTTTCCTTTGCCAGAACAGAGATTGTAAATCAATGTTTCGTAGTTATCCCGGATATACTGAGAAGCGTTCTTTGAGTCATCGAGAATCATCGGAAAATTATTAAGCACATCTGCTCTGGTCTCCAATGATGTATCTGTTGATCGAAAGTTTCCAACGTAAGCTCCCGGCGCAGGATTTCCCCAAACAGAAGCAGCTATATTGATTGTTACTGTCTTTCCACCGCCTGTCTGTCCGTAGAAGTCCACGATGAACGGCAGCACATCAAGTGGCTGTATAAGGACACTTGCAAAAGATGCTGCCAGTGCTATTCGTGGTTCTAATCGTCCGCACGACCGCAGCTGTTTAGCTAGAGTTACCCATTTGAAGTAATCTCCATTTTCCTGTATGCTTTGGAATAGTGTTTTAAAGCGGTATTCGCCATCAAAAACAATTGAAAGGTCGTAAGGGACAAATACATTGCCATGCCACCCCAACTTGCTTGTAGAGTGCTGTATGTCGATCATATCGGCATTGTACATTTCAACATCCGCCAGATACTTTACGAGAAGCCTTGCATTCTCTGAGTTGACCTGCACCCCGAACCTTGCAAGATTAGTTATTGCCCTGGAAGTCACAATGTCAATTTTTGGAACAGTTATTTCTGTCCAATATCCATCCCTTTTAAAAGTCACCGTGATCTGTTCCTCTCCTGTCTCGATGTTTTTTAGCCGACGTATCGGCATGATTGGGTGGTGACATACAAGTTCTCTTGCCTTAGATGTTTCAGAGGAAAATATTCCGTTCTCTGTAGCTATCCAGCTACCACAAGCCATGTTAGGATATTCCTTATCAACAGAATCAGGATAAAAGTTTGTGATGTTTTCAACTAACTGCATAGAACGATTTACTTTTTCTTCTTTTTCCTTTTCCTGTTCTGCTTTCTGGAATTCCTTTATGAACTCTTCTGCTATATGCTTCGCTTTCACACTTTTTGCCCGGTCCATCAGCTTAAACTTGATTTCTGAGCGGTCAATTTTACTTTTTACTGAAAAAAGCTCTTCATACAACTGCTTTTCCATAAAGTCTTGTGCCTGTAAGTTTTCAATATTTTCAAGAATTTTTCTCACCTCCTGACTTAGCTGATAACATTTCGTATCTGCTTTTTTCTTTCTCAAGATTAAACTGGCACATATACCACTCTTCTGAATCAGGAGGGAACGTTTTTAGTGCTGTTTCGTACATAAGTATGTTCTTTTCTACCTGCTCAATCTCATTAGGATCCTGAACAGGGTTGTGTTTTTTTGATTTAATATCTCGCATTTCATGTCTGATCTGGTTGCGGCTTTTACCTTTTTTTGATATATAAGTGCCACCCAGCTCAATAAACGCCGTACTAAAAGGGACGGATTCGTATTGCATCACAAAATCAAACACATCACCGCCAGTTCCACAGCCGAAACAGTAAAAGGAATCATCGTAGATTTTGCAGGATGCTGACTTTTCCTTGTGAAAAGGGCAACATATAAATCCTGCTCTATTCGGCCTTAGCCCGTACCTGGAGAGAATTTCTGGCATTTTTACTGACTGTTTGATTTCTCCCTTAGTCATGACAGCAGCTCCACGATCCGCCGCCCAGTTTCTTCTTTCGTGCAGAATTCAAATCGGACTCCGTATCTATCTCTGATTGTGCAGAGAGATTTATACAACTGGCAGCCATCAACAGCCTTGTCAGAGATTACAGTCTTTACTTTTTTGCCGTTTATCGTCCTCCAGATAACTTTGCGTTTCCTTGGGTTCTCCCAAAAATACACATCGCCAACTGATTTAATATCTGGTCCATGTTCACATAGGATAATCAGCTGAATACCGGCTTCACGTGCCCTGATAAGTTCTGCCTTGAATCTTTCGTGTTGCTGGCAGACATTTCCACAAAGCTCTTGTAAATCCTTCTTACGGTCAATACAGAGCTTTGCGTTGTCAAGCGACTGATAATCTCCACAATATAACTTTGATCTGAAATACTGTACTCCAATGTCATCAAACTGTTTTTGAATCCGTTCCCATTCCTTTTTGTGTTCTCTTGTGTCCGCTTGTATAACCATTAAAAACACATCCTTTTAATTGAACGGAAGGACATCATCTGCCACGCTGTCTGGAATACTCATGAAGTCCGTACCTGCCGGATTCGATCCCATGATAGCTTCTTCTTTCAGATGATCGTCATAGGCTTTTGTGGTACGCTCTTCTGGGATGTCTGCATCCTTAATTCCCTCAATACTTCGGAACCATGCGAGTTTGTGACGTTTTACTTCTTTGTTGTCGTACCAGTCTTTCTCCAGACGGAAGATGCCGCCGATCAACTTGCCTTTAAACTGCTGCCCGAAGTTATCATCCCACTTAACAGCAAATCCCGGATTTGACTTTTCTACACATGTGATAAATGTTTTAAGGTTACGGACACCATAATCTACACTCTCGTCAATAATCATATAGTTAGTACCGGCATTCGGATATTTCTTGTCTGGACGGATATCGTTTTCGAACTGCTTCATAAAGTACCCTGCCTGTTCGTCTCCTTCTGCGAAATCAAACAAGATAACGAGCATATCAAGTCCACCCTGGGATTTTTTCTCTGATACCTGCTTAATTACCATCTTGTGACCACCAAGTTTAATTTTTTCATAATCGCCAGCGGCACTTGTTGAATCATAATTTTGAGGTTTGTTCATTTTATTTACTCCTTATATTTGAATACATATTTTCTTGGTTTCTTTGTTTTGCCATTTAATATAAGCTTTATGGTGCTTTTTGCTATATTAGTGTTTTTTGCGGCTTGTATGATATTTTTGTGAAGTGCAATGAAATTTCCATCTAAATCATATTGAATAACAGGTTTTTCATATCCATTACGACATGACTTTCCCATATTATTTTTTGATATTCTTTCTTTTACTGTTCCATAGTTCATGTTGTATTTATGAGAACACCATTCGAGATTATCAACGCAATTATTACTCGGATTTTCGTCTTTATGATTAACTTCTGGAAGATTCTGCGGATTTGGTAAGAAAGCTGTTGCAACAAGTCTATGTATTTTAAAATGTTTTCTTTTCCCATTACATAAAACTTTTACACTTTCATAACCTAATGAGTTAAATTCTGTATACATAATATTTCCTCTGTATTTAACTCTCCCAAGATTGCTTACTTCATGATTTTTATCAATACATGGTTTCCAGATTTCTTCTATGATTCTTCTTCCTTTCCTAATCCATAATAATCCCTGATAACCTTGTCAACTTCTGCAAGGTCGTTATCAATAGTTAAACTGTCAAACATTCCAATCGGGGATTTACTTACTGCTCCCTGGCTGGACTGAGTGACAAATAAGTGTTTTCCACTCTCTTCAATGCAGCGAAGAACGATGGTGAACATACCCTCGATGCAAACTTTTTCGTCCAGAAGTTTTCCAATGGTCTTAGGTTTTACTTCCCCGGAATCGTCCTTTTCTTCATGCATCATAAGGTAAACAATTTTATTCTGCGGTACTTTTGTTACAATGAACTGGATAAGATTCCAGAAATAGTCTCCAATATCATTGTACAGAGCGAACACTGCATTGCCTTTTCCGGCAGAAGCGTGTCCTTTCATGAAATGATTCGTGATAAGATATCCTGCATCATCAATCACAATTGAATCTGCTTTTGATGCGATCAGGCACTTCATTACCTGCTGGTAATCATCTGTAAACCATCCGTCAATCTTTCCTTTGAACGGAAGCGGTTTATTCAATACTCTAATAAGATTCCAGCGTTCATTCTGGCAGTTTCTAAGACTGGTACTCTTGCCAGAACCAGATTTTCCAATAATTAATACGGGTGTTGCCATTGCTATTCCTCCTTGTCATAAACCACATGTTTACTGCCCTCAATAATCAGCAAACTTGCAATATCTTTCATTGATAAGGTTGATTCGTTATAAATTTCAACCAGTGCATTGTAAGCGTCTGTTGAAACTTTCACGACAGGGTTATCCTTATCAGTTGCCGGTTGTTTCTTTCTCGCCGGAATACGGATTTCAAAATCACTCATAGCGCTCTCCTACTTAATCTGAATATTCTGAGAAGTTTTTAGTGAAATTCCCGGAAATTCTTTTCCGGCTTTCAATGCAGCTTTCAATCCGATTTTGTCAGGTGTAGGCTCTGCATATTTAAGGAACTCCTCAGGAACAGTTGCATTCGCTGAAATATCTACAGAATCACTTTTTCTGTAAGAAATTGATACCTTTGCAGTCTTAAATTTCTCACCATCCAGATATTTTGAAAGAAATTCTTTTAATGAAGTTGCTTTGTTCTCAGCAACTTTTTGACGTGCTGCAAGGTTATCTTTTTCTTCTTTTAAGGCTTTTGCATCTGACAGAAGATTTTTAATCCAACAACCGATACCCTCAATCTTCTGATCTCTTTCTATCTGAAGAGCAGAAAGCCTCTCAACATCAATGATTTCTCCTGTTTCCATGTCTACACAATCCATAATTGCGTTATCAATTTCGTACAATTTCATTATCTTTTCTCCTCTCTTTTAAAGAAACAATACAATGTATCCGTCTCATGACATTCGATATGATCCAGAGACATATCACAGTTTTCATAATCCAAAATGTGATCCCCTCTGGACTGAAGCTCTCTGAGCAATTCGTTAATACATCCTGCTATCTCCAGACTGGGAAGAAGTTTCATAATCGCTATCTGTTTACTCATTTGGACACTTCCCATCTATCAGAAGTTCCAACAAGAATGCTTTGATTTTATTAAGCTTTTCACGGCTTTCTTTCTCGTAAAATGGATTAAAAGATACGTCTTGGTACAAATCCCACTTGAATTTGCCGTAGGGAAGGGCAGCGTCTTCTTTTCTCTTGAGTCCACATGCTTTCAATCCATAAATTGAATAATCGAATGAGACACTTGCTGTCGGAACTTCGTTCACGACTCTTTTGCATAATCCGTAAATTTCATTAATCTCTTTCTCGAACATCTTCTTATCCTCCTTATTTCCTACTGCCAGTCTGCTTTCATCTGGCGCACCGCCCATGCTGCCGAGATACCGAAAAAGATGTTCAGCCAGATGGGTATATCCACATATTTCCCGGCAAGCATACAAACAGCAATTAGCATATATTCTTTCATTTTATTTCATTTCTCCCAGAATCCACGCAAGGTTGCTTGCCACCAGTGCGGCGGCTGTTACAATCCATGCGGTGAACCATTTTCTTGATTTCTTCTTGCTTTCTTCGACAATGTCAGTCGCAAGTACTACTTCGATGTCAGCCCATGTAAGCTGACTTTCGTTTTTAATTTCGCTCATATCTAGCTAATTTCTCCTTATTTTTTCTTATTTGTCTTTACAATTAGCAGATAGAGGCTTATAATTAACCTGTATCTACTAAGCGCGATTTAGTAGATGCAAGCTCCGGGGTGGAGGTGTTGGCTCCCTCCGGGGCACCTACTTATTAAGAGCAGCTTTGCCTTTCCAGATATGTCCGGTCACTTCATAGACTTTCCTAGGGCTTATGATGTATGTAATTCGTCCACCGGAAAGGCTTTTTGCTGGCTTGTTATTCTGCACAGCCACTCCAATTGGCAACCATCCATACACAATCCCTGCCCGGATTGCTGTTACAGGGAGTCCGATCAATTGACTCGCGTCGGCTACGGTCATATTCTCTGAAGAGAACTCTGGCATCTGTGGAATGCCTGATATGATTCTCGCAACCTCTGCGGCGAACTGATGAATTTCCACATTTTTTTTGATGTAAGTATCAACTTCGCTCATTTCATGCTCCTTTCATATTTGTTTTTATGAATTTTTTTTACCTTTGATTTCTTCTTTCTCTTTTGAGTTTTGAATGGAGATTTCTTTCCGGTAAAATGTGTAAAATTATTTGCTCCCATTATTTATCACCTATTGTATTTCCTTTCCCCTCTACCTATAATGCATTTACAGGCACCGACATGCCGAGTATAACGAAAGGGGAATTATATGGTTGAAACAATTACACGACTGTATCATTGCCACAAGATTCACAAACACGTGACTGTTTATGAAGAGTATGAGGTTTCTGATAGCGGTCGCCACCTACTGCGGTGCTCATGTCCATATCATCAATACACGGAAATGAAGCCGCACTGTGATGGGTATAATGATCATGGTTTTCAATGTGGTTATGCAAAAAATCAATAACCAGGCTCACTAACTCATCCGGTCGCTCGCTGGGCGATAGGTAACAGTAAAGCCGTAGGTCACATTTGCAACAGTCTCCACCAGATTCTTTGCAGTGTTGACTGACGGCTTTGTTAAATTGTAATGCATCCATTTATTCTCCTTTCCGGTAGCATTATTGCGACTGCTGTGTAAAAAAAATGTCTATTGCTTCATCCCTACTTAAAGGAACTGCGTTTACAATTCCGTGAATTTCACCGATTGTAAACTTCTCGCCGCCGTCTTTCAGCTTGCGGTAAAAAGTACTTCTGTCCATACCAATTGCGCTTGCAACAGCTTCTTGCGTATTTCCATGCTCAACAATTTTACCTTTAAGTCTTGCTATATTTACAATCACAAGTTTTACCTCCTTTCCAGTAGCATTATTGCGACTTTGTGATTATATATTACCTCTTGCAGTCGCATTTGTCAATACTAAAAATCGCATTTTTGCAATTATTTTTGTTGCATATTTGCATCACTTGTGGTATTATAATTTCAAGGAAAGGAGGTGTGGAAAATGTCGGAAACTGGTGAACAAATGAAAAAAAGAAGAAAACAGCTTAATATGAGTGCTGATGAGTTGGCTGAGAAATTAGGAGTTTCAAGATCAACTATATTTAGATATGAAAAGGGTGATATTGATAAAGTTCCTGCTGAATACATAGATAAGTTAGCGAAAGCACTTAGCACAACGCCCGCTTACCTAATGGGATGGGAAGAGAATTTGGAAACAAACACGGATTTTATTCCAAAGATGATGTCAAATCCGAACATCGTTGAACATGTTAAGTTGCTGATTGAATTAAGCGAATCTGATAAGAAAAGCGTTTTCGACATGATTGAATTTCTTCATAAAAAAGGCAGGGATTAATTCCCTGCTTTCTTAATACCCCCATTGTTTCTTGAACGAAATAATCATGTTGTATAAAAACTTCATAAATTTTTCGCTATGTATATTTTCTATTAGTTCAATAATCTCTTTCTTATAATCCATAATAACCCTCCCTATCACAACTACCATCTACGCTACAGTATATGTCCGGCCGTGGGAAATAGAACCGAACATTAGTTCGTTTTGCTATTATACCATCTATTCCGACTCTTGGCAACTGCCAATGATATACATGAACTCTCACTATTTTATAGAAAAAAACATTTCTTTTTCATCTAAATCACTCTATTTCGTTCTAAATCTTTACAATATGCTCTTAAAATGATAAAATAAAAATACCACGAATAACCGTACTTTACATAATATTGCAAAATCAGCGGTACAAAATACATAATCCGCATAAAAAGTGCGAAGCGTGGCGAATAAAACTATTAGGAGGAGCAATTCTATGAGCAAGAAAAAAAGTGGAAAACTTAAATGGGTAGTTTTAGCAGTCGTCGCCGTTGGTGTTATTGGTGCCGTTGGTGGAAATTCGGATTCAAGCACCACATCTTCTTCCGGCACATCCGCAAAGACAGAATCTGCAAAAGAAGTTGATACACCTGCGCCAATTGAATACACATCCGTATCGGTCAATGATATGATGTCTGATCTTGACAGTAATGCAATGGGTGCATCTGATAAATACAAAGGACAGTACTTAGAAATCACTGGTAGACTCGGGAACATTGATTCATCTGGAAAATATATCTCCCTCTATCCTGACGATGAATATGCGATAATCGGCGTTCAATGCCAGATTAAAAATGATGAGCAGCGTTCGAAAGTCGCATCAATGGCAAAAGGTGATACAGTCACACTAAAAGGAAAATGCACAACTGTCGGAGAAGTTCTCGGATATTCAGTCGATATTGAAGAAATAGAATAAAAAAATAAAAACCGCCCCGGCATTGGCGTACCGGGACGGCGTTTATACATCTCCGAAGAGATGCTATATTCTGGCAAAACATATTGTATCATCTTCGGAGCAGTCGAACAAGACAGAAAATTTGTTCGGCTGTTATTTTTATACCTAAAAACAGCTACATAAAGAAAAGAGGAATAAAAATGGCGAAGAAAAGAAAGAAATATCCAAAATTGCCGAATAACTTCGGCTCTATCCGGTATCTTGGCAAGAACCGGAGAAACTGCTTCGCAGTGCATCCACCAGCTACACCGGGCGATAATGGTAAACTAAAACGTCCGCCTGCGATCTGCTACGTTGATGACTGGATAAAAGGTTTCACTGTCCTGACAGCATACAAAGCCGGCACGTATCAACCCGGCATGGAACGGACTCTTGAGGTGTCCCCTACAACTGACATAGATACTCTTATAAGCCGTTTGATTGCCGACTACAATACAATCAAGGGCGTAGAGGACAAACACCCGGAAATAAAGAAATTGACGTTCTCAGAGGTATATAAGCAGTTTTGCGCGTGGAAATTTCCAGAGGGGACAAAACTGTCATACAGCTCAAGGGAAGCATACCGGACAGCTTATACAAACTGCACTGTTCTGCATAATCGTATATTTGAAGATTTAAAGGCTCCTGATATGCAAAAGGTTATTGATGATTGTACATTGAAAAAGCAAAGCCAGATGGCTATTTTGACTCTGTTCAAGCAGATGTACAAATATGCAGTTTACTCAGAAATTGTAACGGAAAATAAGGCGTTATATGTCCATGTTAATGCTGATAATGACACCGAACATGGAACGCCATTTTCTGATCAGGAACTACAAACTTTATGGGATAATGCCAACGATCCAGAAGTGCAGCTCATTCTTATTATGTGCTATTCTGGTTGGAGAATTGGTGAAGTGTTAAAACTTACGACCAACTTGGAAGAGAAATACTTTCAAGGCGGCATCAAAACAAAAGCCGGCAAAAACAGAATTGTTCCGATACATTCTGCCGTATATCATTTTGTCGAACAGAAAGTACTGGCACAAGATGGGAAACTATGCGTATATACTCAGCAACACCACAGAAAAGCATTGTTCTATCCTACACTGGAACGTTTAGGAATAGTCGGCGATCCGAAACACACGCCGCACGACTGCCGACACACCTTTTCCACACTGTGCGAAAAATACGGTGTCCGGGAGAATGACCGAAAACGAATGCTCGGCCACTCCTTTGGTGGAGATGTTACAAATGCGGTATATGGTCACAGGACACTGGAAGAACTTCGGACAGAAATAGAAAAAATAAAAGTTCCATTTGTGACTAACTGTGACTAACGGAACCCATTTTAATCTTTCTAAAACAACCGAAATATCATTATCGAAATGCCGGAAACCCTATTAAAATCAACGTTTTCAGCGATTTTGCAAGGATTTCCCACATTTCATTTTCATTATTCTAATTTTATTGTTTGTGACTAACAAATGAAATTTAGAATAATGCGCAAATGCCTGTAAATACAGTGTTTTTGCCACTATTATATTAGGAAACAATATTTTTATTTGTGACTAACGTGTGTCTAACGATAACAGTCTAAAACTTCCGAAATGATACAAAATATGTTTAAAGATAAAGTTCCCGGGGGATTAACCCCGGGAAAATCATTTAGAAATTTCTGTGATTCTGGTGAATGTTCCTTTTGGAACAAATTCAAAAACAAACCCTTCTGTCGGATGCGGGATGCGGATGAAGTACCATTTAAGTCCCGAACTGTCGGTTTCTGTGTATTTCATTACCTCTACAACTGCACCTTTTTTCAGTTTTGGGAACAGTTTAGACGGGTTGTTTTTGTTTGATTTTGTATAGCATTTTGTATCCTTTTTTATCTGCGCAATGTAGGCCCTGGTGCTCTGCTTTTTGACTACATCCGAGTCTGAAACTGACGTTACATTTTTAACTAAACTGTAATTTGGAGTGCAGAATTTTGTTCCGGGAAGGTTGCTGTTGTAGTAACTTTTCTGGCATACACCACCACCATTTGCGATAATTGTAGAGCCACCGGAAGTATTTCCTTCAACTGTCCAGAACCGATCTCCTGATACCTTTATTACGATTCCGGTGTGTGTAAATGCGCCATTTCGATAAAAGATAACAATATCTCCAACTTTCGGATTGCTGTTCAAGGTAAACAAATCCGCCATTGTCGGGCAGTAAACGTATGGCCAGTGCTTTAAAAGCTTCTTCGCTGTGTCTAAGCCGAATGCTTTCATCATGCACCATGAGACAAATGCAGCGCACCATGGCTGTCCTTGATAATCTGGCTTAATATCTCGCCAATATTTCGTATAATTATTTTCTCCAGCATTTGCTGTCTTACTATCAAGCTGATTATTACTTGCCTTTTCAAGATATCCGATTTCATTCTTTGCGATCTGGATTAATTTATTAATTGCGTTCATGCCTGTTTCCTCACTTTCTGGAAAATATGTTTTTAATGCGTCATAAACAAAACTCTGTCTGCTCTTATATGCCCCGACTTGGTTTCCTGTGTCTGTCTGGCAGGCTGCATAGAGGTTGTCGAGCGTATATGGTTTCTGAGTCTTTGCCAGAATCCGTGTTACTGCCTCTTGTCCACCTTGGTGCCTAAAGTTCACACACATAGCTTGCGCTCTGGTGTTAGTAACGCCCTGTTTAAGTGCTTCTTCTGCATAGGTAGCTAATTGTTCATCCATAAGGCTATCTTGGCATTTAACGCCCAAATCGGACGAAATAAGAGCAACTATGGTATCAGCAAGCTGTGACACTCTGGAAATATTGAAACATTCCCAGTTTGCGGTCTGGACTTGTTCCAGAAGTCTGACCTTGTCTATTTTCTCCCACTGTTCCGGGTTGGCATCGTAAATTCGTTCCAGAAGTGTCTTGGCTTCGGTTCCGTACCACTGCCCTGCCCCGATTGTAATTGCGTGTTCATCTGAATTATTCTCATAGGCTTCTGTGAAGTCCGAATAATCCTGTTGTCCGTAGACCTGTCCGCCGGTTTCGACTGCGTAAATAATCTTCCTGAGAACTGTTTTCTGTTCGTTTGTCATGCGTAAATCTCCTATATAATTAGACTGACACAATTAGACTATTTTTATTTGGATAGGTATTTGTAAATTTCATAAAAGGTTCTGGTTAACTAAAGCCCTCTTTAGTTAATTAGTTTCCGCTTTCGGCTCTTCTTCCTTATTAATATCCATCAACTCATTATACTGTTCCTCAGTAATCCTGCCCGTTGCGAAGAAAATATCAATCTTATTCTTTAAATCGTCTGTCAGACCGTTTCTTTCTTTAAGTTTTAATAATGTTCTATATAACATAAATCATACCTCCAATTCTGTTAATGCTACTGCATATTCGCTGTTGACATAGGCTTCTGCCGCCTGTAAATCAGTATCCTGCGTGCGTGCGTCCATATCATAAATATAATCCCTCGTATCGCCAATCTGCTGTTTCACGTAGTTCCAACCGTTCTCCATTGAAATTGGATAGTTGAATACTGTATATCCGTCAAGCTGTTCGCTATTGACGCTGATGTTGGTCACTGGGTAGTATGTGGCAAGGGCTTTGAATGCTTGTACTTCTTCAGGTGTTAAATCAATTTTGTTCGAAGTCCTACGTATATACATAAACATTAAGTCATTATTTTCCAGCCAGGTTTTTAATGCTATTTCTCGTTGTTCGGAATTTGCAGAAGAATTTATACCAAGTTTTTCGTATGATAATGAAAAATCCACATTATTGTATTCGAAAATACACACACCACTTACATCCGCTGTCCATAGTCCTCTGTTCAACAACAACATATTACTAAGTACGCCTTTTTTATCAGTATTTCCTGTATTTACTCTATAATTTGTAACATTTTTTTTTATGCCTGCATACGCACTCATATCCCTAGCTGTTTTTGGATGTATAGTATCAACCATCCTTACCAACTTCCCACGTTCCACATCCACATAGTCACTCACATACTGTTGAC